TTACTGTATACGAGAATCAATATGATGCGGATTATGCATCTAATTGGAAAATTCTTGTGCTTGTTCCGTATGCAACTAATGAAACAGAAACAGAAAATCTTGACGACACACTTGACACTCTTATTCCTGCGATTTGGGAATACACATCAGCAACAAGATTAACCGTAGATAAACCCTTTATCCAAGAGGTAAATGGTGCTAGGTTTTTAGCAACAAATATAAACATATCAATTGATATTGAAGGAGGAAACTAACATGGCTAGAATTAAAGGCAAGTCAATAGTTTTTGAAATCAATGGAACAGAATACGCAGGAAATCTCAGCAATGCTGTTATTTCATCTGCAGTAAACACCCTTGGTTTTGGAGACTACGAAGACTCTTTAGACTTTACCCTTGCTGTAACTGGATTCCAGGATACAGCATCAAACTCACTGCATTCAGTTCTCTGGGCTAACCCAGGTCAGACTGTAAACATTTCATACGCACCACATGGCAATGCAACTGCAACATCAGCAGAGCCTTGGTTTACAATGAGTGGATATGCAGAAACTCTACCTGATATTGGTGGAGCAGCAGGCGAATATTTCGTCTACGACATTAACTTTATTCTTGACGGCAAGCCAACAAGAGTAAATTCGTTCTAACTAGGTCGCTATGGCAGAGGAAATAATTATCAAAGGTGTTCAAGATGTTAAAAATACTCTTGACAAACTTGGTAAGGATTTAGAGTCAAACACAGAACTTAATAAAGAACTGAGTTCAAATTTATCTCAAAAAGCCTCTGCTATGGCACCAAGACTAACTGGTGCTTTGGCATCTTCTGTTAAAGGCAATCCTTCAGCAGAGAAAGCACAAATCTTGGCAGGAAGCGCAGCAGTGCCTTATGCAGGAGTACAAGAATATGGATGGCCTGAAAAGAATATACAGGCTCAACCTTATTTAAGACCAGCAGTATATAACAATATGGGTTACATCATTGAAAAATACAATGAAAGTATCCAAAAAGCAATAAAGCAATACAACTTAGACTAACGGAGGCAGTAAATGGACAACTTTGATTTAATGAACACTCTCAAGTGGAAAGAACTTGCAGAGGTTGAAGAATATTTAGATTTACCTATGGATGAATGGACTGAAGGTAAGTCCAAAGCCAAATTAGCATTCGCTATGCAATATATGATGGCAAAGCGAACAAACCCATCCCTTACAATAGAGGATGCAGAAAACATGTCAATCCAAGAGTTGACAGCCCTTGCTGGAGTTGAATTCACTGTCCCAAAAGAAGTGAATCCAGCCTAACAAGAATGGCGGAATTCTGTGCTGAAACAGGATATACGCCAGATCAGTTTTGGGACATGACGCTGGAAGAATACGGTGCAATTGTGACGGCACTTAACAGGAGGAACAAGAATGGCTAACCAGATAACGATTGATATTGTTGCGGAGACCAAGAAACTTACCTCTGGGATTAATGATGCTAATACACAGATTGACGGCATGTCTTCTAAACTTAAAGGTGCTGCTGCTGCTGCTGGTGCAGCCGCTTCTGCCTTTGTATTAAAACAAGGCGTAACATTTCTTAAGCAAGGTATTGATGAGGCTAAAGAAGCCAAGCAAGTAATGACAGAAGCCACCACAACATTTGGTGCAGGCTCTGAAGCACTTGCAAAGATTACTGCTGATGCTGAAAAGTTTGGTAAAGCAGTTGCAGTTGACAATGATGAAATTCTTAAACTTGCTACACAGTTAGGTGCTCGTCTACCTGAAGATTCAAAGGCATTGTCTGCAGAGTTAGTTAATCTTGCTCTTGATGTTGAAGCCTTTACTGCTGGTGCTCTTTCTGCAGAAACAGTAACTGGTAAACTTGCCAAGGCACTTGCAGATGGAGAATTAAAAGCCTCAGACCTAGAAAAAATTGTTCCAGGCCTAACTAAGAAAATATATGAACAAGCAGAATCTTTATCAAAGGCTGGAAAGAATCAGGAAGCACTCTCACTTATAATTGATGCAGCACAAAAGAAATATGGTGATGCTGCAGAAAAAAATGTAACCTCAACACAAAAGTTTGATAAAGCACTTGCTGACCTTAAAGAATCTGTTGGTACAAAGGTTTTGCCAATTGTAGAAAAGTTTGTAAATGGATTAACATTTTTAATTGAAAAGTTTTCTGGATTACCAGGACCAGTACAAAATGTAATTCTTGGTCTTACAGCATTTGTAGGAATTGCAGGACTTACAATAACATTCCTAGCAAGTATGAAAGCATCATTAGTTCAACTTGGTTTAGTTAGTCAAGGAACTGCTGGAAGTATTAGTCTTGCAACAGTAGCAACTAATCTATTAAAGATTGCCCTCGCAGGTTTGGGTATTGGTCTTGTAATTGCAGCAATTGTCTTGCTTGTACAGAATTGGGATAAAGTTACAGAAGCAGTTGGAAAAGTTTGGGAAATGATTAAAGATGTAGTTCCAAAGGCTTGGAAAAAAGTCATGGAATTCAAAGATAAGGTTGTTGGTTTTGTTGGCGACATTATTGAGGCATACTTATCAATCCCAGGCAAAATGTTTAACATTGGTAAAGATATTGTTACTGGACTTTGGAACGGCATACAGAATATGGCTGGCTGGCTCAAAGACAAAGTAGTAGGATTCTTTAAGAACCTTCTACCTGACTGGGCTGAGAAAGCATTAGGAATTAAATCTCCATCAAAGGTATTTGCAGACATTGGAAAGAATATAGTTGGTGGTTTGGCAAGCACATTTAATATTGGAACTGCTGCTAAGGCTATTACAAGTACAAAGACACCTGTGCCAAGACTAACTTCATCAAACACAATATCAACACAGAAGCCAGGAATAAATATTACAATCAATGCAGGTCTTGGTACTAATGGTGCACAACTTGGTCGCCAGGTATCAAGTGCAATTAAGCAATATGGCAAAGTAAGTAATCAGGTGGCTTTCAGTGCTCGTTAATCAAGTATTTGAAGCGTGGTTGTTTCCAGACCCATATACTGCAATTTATGATTTAAATCATCCATTTGCTTTAGGTGAAAATATAACTGAAGGTATTCTTAATGTTGACATTACATTTGGAAATGATATTTATGAAGGACCACAGCAACAAATTGATACTGGTCAATTTACAATAATTTCTCGCAATCCTAACCTTGACCCAAAGATTAATACTAATTTAAAATATGATTCAACAATTAAATTTTACGATACTAGAACTGGTGAATTTTTCAGGGGATTTGTAACAGATATACAAGTAGAATATCAAAGAAATGACAATCCAATAATTACTATTACAGGAACAGATATTTTTGGTGCAATGCAAAGAGTAGTTATTGACCAAAACACACACGATGAAATAGTAGCATTAAGCACAGGACCAACTTGGAATGGCATTACATTTACAGAATTTATTCCTTATATGAATGATTTTACTTCAAAATATCTTGACCTTGACTCATTCGTTCCGCCAGGATATCCACAACCTTATGGATTTTGGTTTCCCGCAACTCAATCATTTGGTGAAATAAATGTTGATGCTTTGTCTTATTCACCAGCAAAATACATTCCTCAAGTTGGAGAAACCTATCTAGATGTAATTACAAAATACGCACAAACAAATTTAAATTCTTTTAATGCAAAAAGTGGATTTGGTGGTGCTGTGAATTTTAATTATATTGGCGTTAAGCCTTTTGCAAAATATAATCCAAATTATTGGTATCCACAAACAGATCCTGAAGTATTTATTGCTAATCCTACATTTAGTTTTGACCCAGCAGATGACAAACCCTATGAATCAATATTAGTTGATAATGGATATAACAGAGTAATTAACCAAATAGATATATCAAACGAATCTAGATATATAGATGCTGGTGAAGTAAAATCAGATACTTTAAACTTTACCCGCACATCTGCGGAATCAATAGAAAATTATGCAATCTCAACAGCAAGTGTGTCTACAATCTTTCCATCAGATGACCCATTGCCAGAGGCAGATTGGGCAACTGATTATGCAACAAATATATTTCAGGTAGTTCAATTTCCAGCACAAGAAATTAAAGAAATAACATTTGATAATGCAAGAAAACAAATGATTGAAGATGAATTTTCTTATTCTGATTATGGAATTGACGACAATGTAAGAATAAAACATCAAATAGATAATAATGAAATAATTGATAGAATTTATGATATTGCTGGTGTTAATCATAATATTTCTCCAGATAACTGGTCAACCAAATTTATATTAAAACCATCCGAAGAAGAAATTGTATATTTGGCTCAGGGCTCAACACCTACATTACAAATGAATGCAACAAGTGGAGATTCTAACTTTAATTTTACTGCAACAATAGAAAATATAGATGTTAGTACAGTTGATGAAGTTATTTGGGCATTAAGCGCAACAGATGCAAATGAAATTCAAGCAATATGGCCATACGCAGTTGGTGGATATATGTTTAAGAATGGATTACCAAGAACTGGGTTAACACAAACTTGGAATTTTGATGATGATGGAATTCTTAAGCCTTATTCATTTGACCCAGACTCTTTGCCAACAGATATTCTTGATAATCGTTATGGTGGTTATGGAGTTGGTGTTTGGTATGTTTATGCTTTTATAAAATTAACAAATGGATTTAGAATTGTTCTTCAACAAGAATTAATTGTTGGAACTCCAGCAGTAGAAGCAGATTTTGGTTGGGTACAAAATTTAACAAATAATTTTGGTCAAGTAAGTTTTACAGATACATCAGTTAATCATGAAACTGGAGAACCAGATTCATATCTGTGGGACTTTGGAGATGGAACTACATCAACACAAAGAAATCCATTAAAGACCTATGACCCAGCACCAGGACAAACAACTTATACTGTTAGTCTTACAGTTTTTGCTTATGGTTCTGGTGGTACAAAAGTATATGACACACACACAGAAACAGTAACATTGGTACAACCAACAATGACTGCAAACTTTACATCATCAGCAAACGGAAGTGTTGTTACATTTACAAATACATCAACAAATGTTGGCTTTGAAGAACCAGACGCTTACCTTTGGGATTTTGGTGATGGTACAACATCAACTCAGAAAAATCCTGTAAAAACATATGCTGGAGCAGCAACAGTACCATTAACTTTTTCTGTTACATTAACAACTAGAAATATTTGGGAGCAAACGGCAACAGTAACTAAAAATGTTACAATTGCTGCTTTATACAATACTGGAACACTTTCTGTAACTCAAGTAAGGTTATCTTCTTATGGCCCAACACCAATGATGTCTTATTTAAGATGTTTAAGATCAGATGGTTCTAACTTATCATTTAACGCTACAACAACAAGAGAAAATGACCCAGGAGAAATATGGTGGCAATATCCAGGTGCAACTGGTGATTATGAGAATCCACCATTAACTGGAACAGGTTTAACAAGAAATATTCTTCTTTATCCAAATGAAGGTGGTTTACAATTTAGAGGTGGCGGAGCCAATACAATACCAGCATATTCATTAAACACAACCATTCCAAGTACACAACAAATATCTAGCATAAATATGCGATTTGATGATATTTTTCCTGCTGGAGCAGGACAAGCATTTTATAGACACTATGTTAATGTTAATGATTCTTTTGGTGGTTTTTATCCTATTGGTTATTGGGATTTACCTGCAATACCAAACTTTGCTCCTAGACAAAATTTTGGTAGAGATTACACAATGACACCAATTAGACCAATGCCAGCAAACATTCCATATTTTAAATACACTTTTGATAATACAACTGTATCTTTTACATCAATGGAAACAGCAGATTCTTATGCCTGGACTTTTGGTGATGGAACTACTTCTACACTTAAAAACCCTGTAAAAACTTATGCTGCTAAAGGTACTTACACTGTTACTCTTGCTGTAACAAACGGTGGAGTAGTAACAAGAACAACTACTGAACCAGTAATTGTAGAAGCAATTAATCCTTTTAATGTTAGATATGTTAAATTAGTACAAAACAGCCATACTGGAACACATGCTTTTGACACTCCTTATGTTTTTAATCTTTATGCAAAATTTAACAGAAACCAAGGAGTACAAACAAATCCAACTCCATATCCAGTAACTGGAGACCCAGATACAACAGGAATTGCAAAAGCAGAAACATATTCACAACAATATTGGGCAGCCAGTGGAAACCCAGATAACCCATTTGCTGAAATAGATCCAATATCACCAAATTATCCACCTTGGGGTTCTGGAAGTAGAATGAATAAAGCATTATCTTGGTCAGGTTCTGGGCTTAGAGCAAAATCTCTTGATGCAACATTTAGAACTCGTTGGGAAGTTGTGCAAGATTTTGGAACTCCAATTAACAATATACTTCAATTTGAATTAAGTTTATTAAGATATCAAGTTCCTGGTTTCCCAGCAACAACAGCAACAGGAATATCTTATTCAATATATATAACTGATTATGTTGGAGCACCAGCAGGAATTGGAAGTGCAACTTGGACACATGTTGCTAATCTTAATCCAACGGCTATTCCAACATCAGGTCAACCAAAGAAATATGCATTTACAGCAATCTAAGTTTCTAGACTGCCTCTAGAAAAAGCAGAGCCCTTCCAATAACCGTCTAATTGAGGAAGGGCTTCTGTTTATTAATCTTCTAGACTTGGTTGCACCTCTGGCAGTAGTTCTACCTCAACCTTTTTCGGCTCTTTCTTCTTAACTTTAGGACGCTTAGTTTCATAATCCCAATCCTTTACAGGAATGAGTTTGCCGTTGTAATATACATTTTTAGCCATGATGCTCCTTTTCAGCAAGCAGTTTATAGATATCGTCTACTCGCTTTTCTAGTCGTGTTACCTGATCT